AGTGCTATAATTAGCTTGCGAAGAAAATTATAACCAGTTGAACTGTCGTAAGACTTTTCAACAAACAGCCAAGCATCTCGTGTGCTTGGTTTTGTTTATGTAAAGGTATGACCTAAACATCACTTAGATAATTGACACAGTGCCGCTTTTTCTGACACCTTGCATAAATTCATTACCTCTTTTACATTATGTCCCTTTATTACTTCTTTCAGCATTAAAACTTCTCCTCCAAAAGCATCTGCCTGCCATTCCGGGTCTCGAAAAACAACTATTCCTGTATTATCACCAACTCTGGCATAACTAATATTTTGTTTTTCGTGAAATAAAAGATGACCCAACTCATGTGCTAATGTAAGTCTATCCCTTCCACTACCAGCTATAGCTCTATCATATACGTCTTGTCTAATTTGAATTTCATTTCTATCGGGATATGTTATACCATGACATTCTCCCATTTCGTCCTGTGGTAAAACACGAAAATTAAAATTCGAGTCTATACTTGGTAATTTGATTTCCAAAAACCTAACAATATCAAAAAACATATCATTCTCCGAGCCATCAATTTTTCTTATCAGCTCTGCTGTTTTTCTAATATCTTTTCGTGATAATGGTTCCGCAATACACCGTGCCATAAAACCCTCCTAGTCATTTTTTCATGTCCAAAATTTTCTGAATTTCTTTAATTTGATTGTTATCTAGATCTTTAAACTTCCTCGCAAATGAAAGAGCCAAATTTGTTTCTCGACTATTTGTGCCATCAAATGTAAGATTAATATCACATCTATCCTCATAAGCTAATTTTTGCAATGTAGTTGCTTTTTCATCTGATAAATTATATTTTGTGACAATGGTATTAACCCATGCATCAGGCACCTTTCTATTACCATTTTCTACAGCCGATAAATATGCCGCTGTTACGTTCAGTTTATCGGCCATATCCTTAAGAATCTCGTCATTCTCGATTCTTATTTTTCTTAGCTCCTTACCAAACTTTGTAAGCATATTCTTTCCCTCCATATGTGTCATATTCAATTGTTTCACTATATTTATATCACATATTGTTTTTTCTGTCAACAACTTGTTTAATTGTTTTCCTCATTGTTTTTTATTTTTATAGGCATTGGCATTCATATATTATATAAAAAATGGCGAGATTTCTCTCGCCAAACATGCTTTACAATGATCTTAATCCAACGTTCCAACTCACTTTTCCGACAATTCCATCCGCCGTCAGTCCATGATTCTTCTGCCAGGTCTTTGTTGCGTTCTCTGTTCCGCTGCCAAAATTGCCGTCTGGCGTCGTACCGATGATGATCTGCCATACCTTGACTGATTTTCCCTTGCTGCCTTTTTTAATTGTATTCATACTGTAATCCTCACTTTCTTTCACTGTGGTAGTGGTTGCACCGGTGCGACTCTCCACTTTCTTATTATAAAGAGCTGCCTCGGCTTTTCTTCTCCGCTGTAATCCCGGTAATGTTTTACCAGCAGCCTTACAGTACTGCTGCATTGCAGACGGAATCTGATTCATTACTCTGCCTGTACACAACTTTTTCACGTTGCCCTGCCCTAGGTTAAAAGCAAAGCTGACCAGTGCATCAAACTGGTTCTGGTTAAGTTTGTCCGTAAATGGGACATAGGACGGATTGTTGATATACTTTTCAAACTTTGCTATGTCCTGCTTTAAATACTCGTCCGCCTGTGCCTGCGTGATCTTCATTCCTTTATGTACGCCTGCTGTGTGACCGTACCCGATCGTCCACGCACCTGCAGAACACTGATAGGCTGCCAACCGGCAGCCTTCAAACTGTTTGATAAGGGCAAGACCAGCCTGTCCGATTTTTCTATTTGCCATGATTATTCCTCACTTTCTTTAATCTCTGTTTTGCTGTCTAACAATTTCTGTGTAATATCCAGTCCTGCAATTAAAAACTGCGGCACATTCACATTCATCTCTACCAGATTTTCCAAGATGCTGCGGACCTCATTAATCAAATATGTAGCAAGGGTAAACCATCCAAACAGCAGCACAAAGTCAAGCTGCACGCCTATGACCTCGCCCATTGTTATAAAACAATTCGATATGAAAAAGGCAAGTCCGATCACCACCCAGTACCACACCTTTTTAAAGATGCCCTTTGCACCGATGGCGCTCGACTCATTCTTTTTATAGAATCTTGCCTTACAGTACCCGGTTGCATAGTCGATCACATTTAGGATCAGGAATCCGGCAAATAAAAACCAGTACTCGCCGAATAGTGCCGCCCCGATTGTTGCGATCAATCCATAGATCATGTTGATTTTGTCAAATTTCATAAAATTTTCCTCTCTTTCTGCCCGTAGGCTTGTTATTTAAAAGAGCCGGCTACACAACACATGGTCATGTAATCGGCTCTTAGGCTCTTTAGATTATTCAGTTGTCTTTACTGCCTCCAGCTTATCACTGATCTCCTTAAGCACAGCATCTAACTTTCTCCAATTTTCATTTTCCAGTTCCACATCGTAGAACTCATTTTCTTCCGGGATATTAAATCCATAGTTTTCTGTCTGACTCATCAGGCATCCTCCTCTTCTGTGTATACTTTGCCTGTGATCTGCTCATATTCCTCCGGCGTGATCCATTTACCTACAGCATGATATACACGGTTCTCATTCCACAGTCCTTTGTCATAGTAATTTTTTACTTTTTCATAATTCTTACTCATCTAAACTTACCTCCATCTGCATTGCCATGTAATCAATGTCTGCTCTCTGTTTCTCGATGCTTTCTGTGTTTTCTGCCGTTTGTACTGCATTTTCAGCTAAATTCTCCAATACAGCAGTAATTCTCTTTTCTGTGTCGTCGGCTTCCTTTTCCAGCACGACGGTTTTGATTCCATCATGCAAACTGATCTGTTCTAAGACCACATACCCCGGAATCACTGATGTCAACATGTCCTCATCAGTATAAACCTTTAACACTGCAAGTTCTTCTTTATCTGAAAAAGCTTCCTGCAGTTCTTCACAGGTTTTGTTATCTGCAAATTCAATATTCAGTTTTCCATCCACATGATTAATATTGTTGATGGTCAAAATGTTTTTTGTGGTTTTTAATTTCATAAAAATTCCTTCTTTCTTAAAGTTTTTGATAAAAGTACCAAAAGCTGTGACATTTGGACAGATCAGTACAAAGATAACTGCTATAAAACTGTGTTAAATATTAAATATATAAAACGCAGACCTTAATCCTTATTGTCTGATAAGCTTGTGAAAAAACGTAAAATGAATATGGGACGTTATAATAAGTTGCTGAACCGACTATAACACCTATGTTATCTGAACCATTGCCAGCCATGGAGGCATCGTTGTGTGGACCGCCGCAGATAAAACCGCCAAGAATTGTGTGCCCCTGTGCTATTAAATTATCAATTTCAGTGGTTTTTTCGCCGACATATCCCCAATAGGTATATTTTGGGAAAAATGCTTTGCTTTCATTGGTAGTAACGCCTTCGAACTCTATAACAATGGATTTCACCTTGTTTTTTTCAATAATATTATCAACCTCTGTCTGTGTATAATATTTCTTTAAACCGCTGTTTAACGTATTTATCTGTTTCGCCAAACTGCCATCCACATTCGGATTTGCCTGTCTTGCATCAAGTGCGTACCCTGCTTCCGTGGTAGTGTTATTATTTACGACGGTTGGTATGGTCGGCTTATTACTTAAATCATTATAACTGCCGCTAAAGGCTACTGTTTTCAAATCAGCAATCCACCTTGCAATTTTTCCGAACAATGTCGCATGGGTTTCACCGCTTGAAATTTTCGTTCTTTCAGATGCCGTGGTAAATGCTACTGTGTTGTCGGCTGTATTTCCTTTTGTTGCTACAGCTCCAACATCTTCCGCTGTTAATCCATCAAAAATCTTTTCTACACTCTCAAAATTCTCATTCACGGTTTCCATATCCACCGGATCCGTTCTTTCAAACAGCTTAAATTTAAAAATATCTGTAAGTTTCATGTTATCCTCTCTTTCTCAGTCCGATTTCTGCAACCTGTTCCACTGTAAACCGCGATAATTCTTCCATTGTATAATTCGCGATATTTTCTACCTTCGAACTCAGATTCTTCGGAATACTGATGTTTCTCAATTCCCAGTGTGTAAACTGCCCCAGTATAATATGCGGATATGGTTTTAAGCTCCTGTACTGGTTGTAAAGCAGTTCTGTGTTAAGCAAAATATTGCATGGCACGATTTCGTCTAAAATATCCACCACAGAATCATATTGATTTTTCTGCGCTATACCGATTTTAACGATCATTGTCTGACCGGGAATATCAAAGTCTATTGCGTACTCTGTACCACACAATTCCTTTAATTTTCTTTCAAGGAAAGCATAGTTATACGGCAGACACACATTCCATTTGGTCAGACACCGGAAGATTCTATCTTCGAGCGTATCATCACTTTTCGGCGTCATTCCAAGAATCTTTTCAAACCGGGCAATTCCCTCTTCGTCACAGGATATAATGTACCGGTTATCAATCATCCTGTTATGCCTGGATTCCAACAATCGAAACTCCGGTGTTTCCGTATCCATAATTTCAGCCAGCTCACTGTATTCCTGCAAATACAAAGGGAGCAGCTCCTTAAGATTGATATATCTATCCTCCATAAGTAACCACCCCCATGACCGGGATCTCATATTCTGTTAATTCAAGATTTTGTGTACCCCCATTAATGGTTGTTCCTGTCACATCAAGCACACCTTTCACACCCATGATTGCAGCATCCAGCGACGCAATTCTCACGATCAGATGATTCTGGTTCTCCCAGTCCTGCCGCAACGATAAAATGTACTTTTTCATTGCGTCCTCAATCAATGCTTTACATTCATTCAATCCATAACCACTGTCAAAGGTGATATTCGTTGCAATATTTACCACTGACTCTTTCGCCGTCTCGACCGTAACCACATGCCCGATCGGCGCCAGCCCGTCCCCCATGCCATCACCGTTTGGATCAAACTCTTTCTGGACTGCAGAGATCAATGTATCCGTAGCTTTTCCATGTGCACTGTCTAAAATAACAAGTTTCACTGTTCCTGGACCATTCCACGTCCGTACTACTTTGACTGCTCCAACTCCCGCCAGCGCAAGCGTTTTGTTTCGATAATCTTTTACATTCCCGGAAAATGCCCTTTCCTCAAACGACTCAAAATACCTCTGCCGCAGGGATTCTGTGCTTTCTTCCGCTTCTCCATAGATCAAAACCCGCGTGATCTTCGCAGTTGTGAGACCGGAAATATATTCGATTGGAAGAACATCTCCTGTATATTCATTTCCGACCGTACCGATCTGCTCACAGGTGACCTGTCCGGGAGCCGTAACGATATAGGTATTTTCCCCGCCAGTAAATCTTTTTCCGTCCGCAATCTCCACATCGGTTTCTAACTCAAGTACTGCCTGAGTTGCTTTCTTTGGTGTAATGCCGCGATCCGCACATAACCGGATCAGATATTCCCTTGATGCCGTGTCTCCAAATGTCTCTGCCAGCATGCAGTCAAATGCAATATACATCGATGTCAGTTCCACTGCTGCCGGTGCCAGTGCGGCATAGATCGGCGAACTTTCCCTTTTATCCATTGTCTCAGGCACGCGGGACAACATACGCTGTAAAATCACATCAAACGTCTGATCTTCATACATTACACATCCACCTCCTTCTCAATCTTCGCATTTCCAAATTTCGTGTGCACGGTAAATTTAACGATCAGCGTTTTTCTGTGCACTTCAAACTCAAAATTATCTACCGAATCTATCCGGTCATCCTGTGTCAGAGCTTCTGTAATCCGCCGTTCCACTTCCACCATGACATAATCCATCGACTTGCCGATGAGGTCCTGCAATTCCACGCCATAGTTCCATGAAAAAATAATGTAACGGTACCGCTCTGTATTCAGGATATTGTAAACTGCCTGCTTTACCGCTTCCAAACCATCACATTCGCCTACAACATTGCACGTTTCCCGGATCATGTGATGACATAAAGACGGCTGTTCTGTTACCTCGATTTCTTTTAAACTGTTAACTGCCGGAATCATGTCACACCACCCTGTCCGCAACTAAAAACTTCTGACCGCCCTGCTGCCGGATCAGTACAACCTGCTGACCTGTTTTTAATCCGCTGTAAATCTTCATTTCCTTTTTCACACCGTCTAATTCAATGTCCACGGTACGATCTGTTAAATGTTCCGGCACGATAAGCTGTGCGCTGGCTATATCAAACCTCTGCTCCACTTTGATTTTTAACGGAGCTGCCGCTATCACGGTGCCGGACATCACATCTGCCGGATATCCCGCCTCATTGACTCCATTTGACACCTGCTGTATCGCCCTCACAAAATCGTTTGCATCATGCACTGAAACCACCTCCTGATAAAGTTAAATCCATTGTGTGTTTACTTTCACCGTATTTGTGTACGCATTTTTCTACGAGCATCAGATTTTTTATCTGCACATCTCCTAAATCAAGCTGCACAACGACCAGCGAACCACCGCGCACCCTCGAATCACCGCAGGCATCTTTGATCGTTAGTGTCTTTGTAGCTTTGTTGTATAGTTTCAAGAGTGCATCTGCTTTCGCCTGCCCGTTCTCTCCATCCTGCAGCGTATCAAAGTACTGTAAGATTCCCCAGTCATTCATGTGCGAGGAATCCTGTGCAATATATACGTCCCTTTTTCCGGTCTTTTCGTTGTCAAAGACCAGCTTGATCCGGTTGTAAGTATCTGAATCAATCGAAGATTCATAATCATAATTCTGCCCGGTCTCTGCATCTATGACGATAGGCACATACATATCACCGATAAAAGACAGATTCAGCTTTCCACCGTCATCATGGAGAATGTACAGATCACCTGTATTCTGCAATGTCAGATCAAGTGCATTTCCGATCATATCCATAAGAGACTCGTTATCTTCCACTCTCGATGCAATCTTCCATATGGTGTCCGCAATCGTGCCGAGATTAAAACCAAAATTGTTGGCAATCTGCATCACAACCTCAGCAGCCGTTTTGTTCTCGTATACCATTGTGTCTTTGTTTTTCAGATACCGGATCTGGTCATAGGCAGTTACTTTTACAATATTGCTTCTGTCGCGCTTGATTTTAAAAATAAAACCATAAAACACACCTGTTTCTCCATCCTTAAAGCGCACCGGGTTTCCTTCCGCAATCGAAATCCCGGTATCCACGAAACTGAATTCTATGGAACCGGGACTGATCTGCCGCTCTGTGGTCACTTTTACTTCTTCCTGTACTGGAGGCAGATAAACTGTGCTGCCGTTTTGGATTAATAACTCGTACATTTTCCCTCCTGTGTTTTATGCCGCCGGGATCGTAAGCACCTGCCCCGGATATATCAGATTCGGATTTCCGCCGATTACTGATTTATTGGCATTGTAGATCACACTCCACTTTCCACCATCGCCGTAAAACTGCTTCGCGATTTTCCAGAGACAGTCCCCGGAAACTACGGTATAGCTCCCCCCGCTTGGTGCATTGCCTGCCGCTCTGGTCTGCTGCATTGCCGCCTGTGGTTTTGGCAGCGATATATCCACGGTACAGGTCTTTGTGATAAATTCACGGTACTGTTTCAGTTTAATCTTGACAGTCGTATCAAATCCCTCTCCGACATCATCCACAATGGAATAATCCTCAAGTGAAACTGTCATGTTGGTATGAAATAACTTCTTGTTGTTTGGAAATGCTCTTGTCATGATATACTGAAAACTTTTCTTCTGTAACTTTAATTCTTCCAGCTTATCCAGATAAAACCTGGCATTCCGGAAAGTCTCTGGATATAGGGCAAACGGATATTCTGTATTTGGAAGCAGAAGATCAAATTCCACATCTGACAACCCTGCGGCTTTCAAAATATTTGCTTCGCCCTCATTAATCAGAGTTACCGTTTCGTTCTGATTATTGATTTTTACTGTCACTTTGGATGGAGCAACCGGAAACAGCACCCCATCCAGATATAATTTATATGCCATTCCCTACGCTCCTTCCCGGACGATTTCTAATGCCTCTAACACTTTCGTTGTCATTCCATCCACGATACCATCCAGATCTGCATCGCTGCTCACGTTGTTATTGTTCGTCATATCCAGCTTGATCTCCGCAGTCGTAAACCGATTGATTGCTTCCTGCTCTGCAATGTCTCTAAGATATTTCAGATCTTCATCTGTGATATCCACAGAATCTTTGATTGCACTGGTATCATCCGCAATACTGTCAAGGTTGCCACCTGCACCGGAATTTGCAATTGCATCACTGAAACTGGATGTGTAATCATCTGGATTTGGGATATCCACTTTGCCAAAAATATCCGCTAGGCTGAAATTTGATATTTTATCATCAATTTTCTCTCCAAAATTATATCCTGAGTTCCATGCGTCCCCATAATCAAACCGGTTGAACTGATAATCTGACATTTCTACCGTCTTTAAAATTTCTGATCCACCATTCTCAGTTATCACGGCATCCACTTTTGCCTGTACTTTATTTTGAAATCCAGCTACTGCATCCGCAAGACTACTGCCAAAGACTGCATCAAGCATTCGAGCCGCTGACTCGATTACTTCCACTATAAAGTTAAACAGGCTTAAAAATAAAGCCTCTATACCGGCGATTGGGTTATTAAAAATAAGTGCAAATGCATTGACAAAATTTGCGATCAGATTCCATAAAGTAACCCCTATTCCAATGATCGTATTTACAGTTCCAATAAACAGATTTCCTATAAAAGCTAACGCTATCGCAAATGCTCCACAAATCAATCCTGTCGCAGAAGTCGTTGTTCCAGCAAAATGGTTTACTGCCGCAACTGCTGCATAGAATATTGCAATCAGCGCAACAACTAAAACGATAATCCATACAATAGGACATGCATATAACGCCCCATTATATCCCATCTGTGCTGCTGTTGCCGCCATTGTAGATCCTGTAAGGGCTGCAGTTATTCCTATTTTTGCAGACATAGCTACTGCATGAATCGCACTGGCTGCTGCACTTGCTATTTCCATACCTTTAACAATGGCAAGATAAGTTCCGTACACTGCTAAAGCAGCCGCTATTCCATATATAATCGGGCTAATCATCGACCAATTATCTGCCACGAATCCAGCTACAGATCCCACTAAATCAAAAATATTCAGCACAATATTTGCTGTCGTTGCCATCGCTTCGATCGCTTCATCAACAAATCCCTGGAATGCATTGCTGTTCGCCATGCCGTTTAATCTTTGAAGAACCGGCTGGAAAGCCATAACTGCAGTATTTTGCATCGACTGCCAGATCTGTCCCCAGGTCATCGGCATTTCATCAAACTTGGCATTGATATCATCCGCCGCAGAAAAGATCGCTGCCTTGACAATATCCCCTGTTATTTCACCGTCTGCTGCCATATCCCTGATCTTGCCGATTGGAACATCAAGATAATCCGCAATATTCTGGATCAGGTTTGGCGCCTGTTCAAAAATACTGTTTAATTCATCACCGCGGAGTACACCAGAACCAAGAGCCTGTGATAACTGTAACTCTGCATTTGCGGCTTCCTGTGTGGATGCACCGGCGATCGTCATCTGCTTTTGAACTAAATCTGCAAATGCAACAACCTCTTCCGAGTTGCCAAATGCATCCCGTGCATTATTGCCGAATCTTGCAACAACCGATGCCATGCTATCTAGCGATCCACGCGCATCCTGTGCCGCAGCATATACCATATTAACAAGTTCCGACGTCTCATTTGCAGTTCCGTTTATCTCATTAAAGGAATTATTCATCAGATCCAGTCTTGAGGTTGTCTGCGTCAATTCATCGGACATGTTGAGAATTTTTCCCACGCTCTGGATACCCACATATGCACCAACCACGCGTTTAATCATTCCCATCAGCCCCTCTGCGCCGGATACCCCCTCCTGAATCTCCTGATTGAATCTTCCCTGTTCATCCGTATTATCCCGGATATACCGCTCTGTATTACCCACTGTCTGCGATAACTGGAGATATGCCGCATTTGCACCGGACACATCCATGTTCTGCATGGCGGTATTAAGATTATTCTGCTCCTGAATCGCCCGGTCTAATTGCGATCTCAACTGTTCCAACTGGGAGTTTGCTGTATCTGTTCCCATATTGACCGGATTGCTTTCGATCTGCTGTATCCGTTCCCGGATCGAATCGATTCTGACAGCCATGGAATTAAGATCTTGAAACGACTCCGGTGGGAAGATTGTTGTACTGTATGCCTGCCTTGTAATATCGTTCTGTGTGTTGTTCAACTGTTCTAACATACTATTGGTACTCTGTACTTCCTGCTCGAACCGATCTATCCCGGTTCCTGTAAACACATCCAGATTGTTCGTTTCCCACTGCACTGGAATCTCGACCGGAGCAGAACTTCCTACAAGCGGATTCGGGGCAGAAGCCGGCTGCTGTGCCGCACCGTTTAATGCAATTAAGGATGCTGTTGCTTCATCGATTGCCTCTCGCGCTCCCTCCAGACTGCTCGTATCAATATCCATCGACATTGCCTGCTGCATATCATACATCTGTGCTGTTGCAAGATTGACTGCATCCATAATGCCATACAAAACACTGGTAAACTGATCATTAAGCTCTATCGCTGTCTGAATAGCTGCCATACATCGCACCTCCTTCCTAGCGAATCTTACTCTTTAATTCCCGCTCTTTTTTCTTATCATTCTCGATTTTGATTTTTATTGCGGCAATCACAAATGCTTTTTCCTGCTCATCCATATTCAAAAATACAGATGGCAGGATATGTAATTTCAGAAGGGCATAGTAAGCAAAGTTTGCTTCACCATCCCCTCCTTCAATCAGTTTTTTGCTTCATCCACCTTGACATCAAAACTGTCTGTAAATCCCTGGAACTTCTGCATCCACACTTCAAACATCTGAAATTCACCAGCGCCATCCACCATTGCATATAATAAATCTTCCGGTGTTTTCACACCGTAGGAATCCTGTAATTCTTCATCGTACAGATCAGGATACACGGTTGCTGCTGCCATCATCTTTGACAGGTATTTTTCTGTATTCAGCCTTGGGCGGTACATATTCGGTTTTCCAGTTACCGGGACCTCTACAGTACATGCATTGCGCAGTTCCTCATTCTCGCGTGATGTGATCTGGCGAAATTCCCAGAGAAGCGGCTTTCCGTCTGTATCTGTAAGACTCGCTGTTGGAGCATACTTCTGATTTGCTTTTACCTTTTTGTTTGCTTTCATAAATCTGCTGAACTCTGACATATCTTTCTCTCCTTTTTATTTAAAAATCCCCTCCCGCTGATGCAGGAAGGGAACATCATTAATTTGTTTTAAAACCTTCTAACTCTTTGAATTTCTCCGGCATATCCCAGCTCTCAAAGGTTCCTGAAATATCTTCATCCAGAATTTCTTCGCCCGCCTGGAACTTTGCAAGAATAAATGAATCACAAAGGCATCCCCTGTGAATAATTGTCTGCCTGCCTGCATTGCTTGATGGATCCTCATTGCTCACCTGGATTTCAAAATAAGGCAGGTTTCCTGTTTTCTGATACTGGTTTGCCATTGTGCGGAGCACTGACTGATTATAATGTGCAGTTCCCTTCCAGGTGCCCTTTCCACCGGCAGCCTTGTGTCCCATGCCGACTTTACCTAAAATCTTGACATCGCTGATCGTAACATCCCATTTGCTTTCGAACTCTGTCAGATTCATAAAATTGTACCGTCTTTTACCAATCGTAATAAAACACTCCGCAAGGCTTCCATAGACGGCATCGCCTGCGTCCATAATAGCTGTATTTCCCATCTTTCTTCACTCCTTCCTACGCTACCGTGACAGTCATATAGAGCTTACTCATCGCATTAACAACTGTCACCTGATCTGTGATCACTACCGACTTTTTCGATTCTCCCTGTGCGATCGTAATATCATCTTCGCTGAAGTTCTCGATCGCCCTGATTTTTTCAAGTTCCCTGTGGTGTGCCACGATGTCAGACCAGAGAGATGTTCTTCCTGCCGCATCATTTGAGATAGTGCCGAGATATTTCGTACTGAATAATACGGCGATATCATTACCGATCTGGTCGATCACGCGGACCGTCTGATTGTCTTTGAAAAGTTCTCCCTGCGTATCTGTCACGCTTACCATGGAGTTGATGTCGTCCAGAATGCGGATATCTGAATTTACCCTGTGCAAGACAAATTCTCCATTTTTGATAGACTCTCTTAACTGATTCTGTGTATACGATGTATCTACTGTAAAGGAACCGTCGTAAACTTTGTTCTGACAGGATTTATTTACAGCACATCCGCATTCTGCACCAGTAACCCAGTATACAAGACTCGCTTCGCTCCATCCCGCATCTGTGGTCTTATTTTTCACATTGATAACACCCATGTGATCTGCGGAAATATTGTAGAGTACCACCTGAAATTTAATTCCAAGTTCATCGCGCAGCCGTTTGTTAAATGCAACGTATAACTTTTTCGTTGTCTCATCCGTTACCGCAACACCCATGGTGTTATAAGAATAAGATTCAATCAGATCCAAATATGTCTGATGTGCTGTTCCGTCTACAGTTCCATTTGTTCCACCTGTCAGTGGTGCGGCTGCCGTATCTTCCAGCTCGATTTCCTCTTTAAACGAAACATAATCATTCGCCACAAGCTCTTTTGCTGTTTTTACCGTCTGCGTATCTACTTTGGTTGTGCCAAGGTAAGTAATAACGTCAAATTTATCTGCATCGTCCGCATTTTTCTGTATAGCAATCCGGATATCATTGCCACGGGTTCCGCTGTACAATGCGGTTGCCATGGTATTTGCAGCCTTTGCACCGCCACCGTTTAAACGGTATGCATAAAGCTTCTGCGCCCCAAGGAACAGATCATTCAGTCCTTTCATTTTCGGATCATCGAATGCATAGCCGAAAATCTTCATACTGTTTTTCTGGAAGTCCTCGTTTGTCACCTCAAAGACTTTCCCTTCCGCGCCCCAGTCAAGTTCTAAAGGCATTGTCGCAACGCCTCTGTCTGACAGGTTCGTGTTTGCAGATGCCGCCGATACAAAATTGATATATGCTCCTGGCAGCACCTTATTCTGTGCGGTAAATGTTCCTCCACCTAAAGCCATTTATTTCACCTTTCCTTTCATATATTTTTCTAATAACGTGTCCGCTTCTGCTTTTGTGTACTTTTTGTTTTCATCAAGCAATGCGTCCATTATATCTTTCCTGGCACTGTACTTTGCACAGGCAAGAAGCTGTTCTTTTGTAAATTTCTGTGCCGCTTTTCCCTGCGGCTTTTCTAATACCTTTCCACTCGCATTTGCCATTTTGTTACTCTCCCTTCATTTCTGACTGAATTTTAATCTGTCCCATCACCTCAGAACGTACCGGTTTTTTCAATATTACCCGGTTATAATTCACAAAAAAATTCAATACACCGTCAACCAGTTTATGGTTCTTATTCGTTCCACGTATTGCTCTGTCCTCATCTAACGGAGTAACATACTCTAAAGCAAACATCATACGCTCTGCCACATCGTTGCACTCTGCGTATGGATTCAGTTTAGATTCAGGAAAGTACTGGATACAGAATGCATTATTTTGCAGATACCGCTGCCCGCAAAGCGGGCTTATGCTCTGGTCAATCAACTGTATAAAAAAACAGGGCTCTTTCAAGTCCTGCTTTATCTCATCCTTGTGGATCTTATAACCATCCTCAAACTCGCTGTCTAAGGCAATGCTGATCGCATCTATAATTTCATTTATCATTTCATGATATCTCCAAGGTATTTTCTGATTTTTCGTTCAAGGATCTGCGGTGCCATGTTCTGTAACTCCTGTTCGGATATCTTCATCATAAAATGTCCTTTGACCCAGCCTTTATGATTTGCGGTTCTGTGGCCGTATTCAACATAACTGGCATATTCGACCGGATTTACGATCTCAATCACGTAGGTGCCCCCGAAATGATTTACCGTAAGACTGTCTGCGTATCCCTTTGCTGATGCCCGTTGCCCCGCTGTCCATCCCCGGCGAAGAGTTCCGCCTTGTTTGCCTTTCACTTTTTTCCCTTTATGTGAAAAACCTGTCTCACAAGTATAAGACTGCCCGGAATAATCCCCGACGGGTGTTCTTTTTATGACTAACCGCAATAGTCTTGCCGCCAGTTCCTTCACACATGCCTCCACAAACGCATTCGGATCCTGTAATTTTTCCATTTCTCTCTGCAGCTCCGTAAGTCCCCGGATATTAAAACTTCCCATTCCTGCCATCATGCATACCTCTCTGACAGTGTAAGCACAATCTCCTGATGCGTCGGATAAACCGCAGGTACACCACTGCATTCATATGCACGTGTGATGCCTGCCTGCGTGACTGCGATCTTGCTTCCAGACTTGATCTGTGTATCCGGGGACAGAAACAGTTTTGTGACCTGTGCCGTCTTTGCGGCAGCTTCCGTCTGGTCTACTGCACTGACATTCGAATATGACAGGCGGCATGGCTCATCCTCTAACACAACCACTTCCTTTTCCGATGTGATCTTTGTTCTCGAATCTTTGATCGGCTGAAATTCCGTTACTGTGCATTTCCCATCGTATGTCTCTTCCTGTGCCTTCCTTGCCATTGCCTGCATTTTTTTAATTGCATCTGAGATCATCTCCACGCCACCTTTCTGTATCGTTTCAACGAGGATTCATAATTTTTCAACACCGTGTCTTTGAAATTGTCATCCACATACTGACGGAATGAAGTAGAAGTGTCCCCCTCAGAAATAGAGGAAACCGTGCCGACTGCTGCCGACTCACTTCCAATATTTTCATTCCGATACAGATCCATTGCCATGCGATAGCCGGTGTTTATCAATCCATCCGGCATTTTCTCCACATGGCAATAGTTTTTTATGATTTCCTCCACATCTGCAATGACAAATTCAAGTACCATATCCTTAGAATCATCCTCAATCCCAAGAAGTGCCTTTAATTTTGCCAGATCCATAGGCTACCCGATCTTATGCTTAATTGCAACGATACGAAGCTGTTTCGGTTCGTATACCGGATTCCAGTTCTCTGCCATTGCAAGTTCTGCCCTCGTCGGAGTCTCCACATGCTCACGTTTTGTCCCGGTGTACGCGATTCCTCTCGGATGCAGGATAAATGCTTTACGGTTGATCAGATAATCCA